AAAATCGTTTGACCAACCGGTGAACATAGGTACAGTTGGCCCACCCGAGAGAACCAGTAGCCGATCACGGTGATCGGCAGGACCAATAGGCGAGGGAACCGCCGATGACTGCAAGACGCAAATCGCTGGCCGCCCTCAAAGAACGAGGAGGCCGAGATGGACAACGCAAGAAGCTACCGCGAGCGGGAGCAAGATCACGCCGACCCAACCGAGCCAACCATCCAGTTGCTCGCGTCCGCGATCCGGATGAGCTGGTCGCCGGACGAGGAGTACCGGCGTCGGGTGACGCGGTGCGACTACACCCCGCCGGATGCCGCCCCGGTCAACGTGCGGACGCTGTCCGTGCCGCTGCGAGCGACATAGCACCAGTAGCCCACCGACTGATGATCCGGGCACTCACCGCGAGGGGCTTCTGCACGCGGCGGCTGCCGCTCAACGAGACGATCGATTTGGACATCGACAAGCGGCTGCAGTTGGGCGACCTCGAGGCCGTACACGACATGGCTCGCGAAGCGATCTCCGACCTGGAAACGCTGGCAGACCGTGTGGCCGGACTGCTGTGCGACGAGCCGGACGCCATGCGTCGGCTGGCCGAGGTGCGAATCCGGCAGGACCGCACCGGAAAATCGTGGTACGGCGAGGCAATCAGCGGATCGTTCACGGATGCCGCCGCGACGGATCGCGGCGGAAAGGAGCCCCGCGGAGCGGGGCATTGTCAGGAGCAACCCCGGCGAGCCAAGGCTGGCGAACCGGCCAAGAAACGGAGTAGGCGGTGCTAGTTCTCAGTCGTCGCGTTGACGAAGCGATCCAGATCGGCCCGGACATCACGGTGCTAGTCACCGCGATCTACAAGGTCGACGGCTACCAGCCGGTGGTACGGATCGGAATCGACGCACCGCGTCATGTGTCAATCCGAAGGAGCGAACTGGAGGTTTCAAATGCCGAGCGGAGTGGATCCGAAACGGGCGAGTGTGAAGGTAGTGGACGGCAAGGCCGCGTTGGGCATTTGCCGGGCGCTGAAGTTGTTACGGGCTGCACGACTGATGCTCACGAGTGTCGGTGCGGTCGAAGGTCAGAGTCGAAGTTTTGACGGCGACGTGCGGATGGTCCGGACGGCCGTGAGTGAGATGGAGAGATGGGCTCAAGAGGAAGGAATCCAGATATGAAGATCACGAAGGGCATTCAGCGGGCGGCGGCGAAGGTTGTGGTTCACGGGCCGGCTGGAGTCGGAAAGACGACGCTGGTGGCATCGTTTCCGAATCCGCTGATTCTCGACACCGAGAAGGGCAGTCGGCTTATCGACTGCCACCGAGTCGAGGTTGGCGATTGGATGACGCTCAAGGGCACCCTGGTATCACTGGCACGAGAACCGATGGGCTACCAGACCATCATCGTGGATTCTGGTGACTGGGCCGAGGAACTGCTTTGCCTCTACCTAGCCAGCAAGGACGAGAAGCAGCGTCACCCGGACGACCTTCCATACGGGCAGGGTGGCTCGCTGATCGCGAAGAACTTCTCGTCGATGCTCGCTGACTGCACGGCCCTCGTCGAGCGTGGCATCAACGTCGTGTTCGTTGCCCACAGTGTTGTCAAGAGAGTTTCGCCGCCAGACCTCGAGGAAGCCTACGACCGCTACGAACTCAAGATGCGGCCCAAGGTGGCCCCGAAACTCCTTGAGTGGGCCGACGCAGTCCTGTTCGCCAACTTCAAGACCCGCGTGGTCGAGGGCGACGACGGCAAGCTCCGCGGGCGTGGCGGTAAGGAGCGGAGGCTGTTCTGCGAACGGTCTGCAGCGTGGGACGCGAAGAATCGCTACGGGCTGCCGCCGGAAGTCGCCATGTCCGTCGATTCGTTGTCTTCGCTATTCGCTGGCATCGAGCCAGCACAGCCGGCAAAGCCAGGCTGGCTCGACCGCGTCAGGGCCGCCATCACCGTTGAGGAGCTGGGGCAAATCTCCGACGAGGCCGACAGGGCCGTAACGTCCGGAGACCTCACCGAGAGCCAGCGGAACAAGCTGGACGTTGAGATCAACAAGCGTCACGAGCAAATCGACCCGCAGGAGGTGCCCGCATGAGCCACAGCGACGACGACCGTAGCGCAGAGGCAGCCCACACGGCCGCCATGCAAATCGTTGAGGACGCCGTCGTGGCGTTCAAGCGTGGAGCGATGAGTTTCAATCGGGCCAAGTCGCTTATCGACGACGCCCTGGTAGGTGACGCCGACCGCATCGTGCGGATCGGAAACAAGGCCCATACCCCAGAGGTGCAGACGTGAGGTTTGACCGATTCAGTGAAGATGATTTCGCATCGTCCATCATCCCCGACGGGGAGCACGAGATGGCGATCACCAAGATCAAGGACGTCGTTGCCAAGAAGACTGGAACCCAGTTTCTCATCATCACTTTCCGAGATACGAACGACTCCTACGACGAGGTTGAGAAGTGGTTGAACCCAAACGAGAAGCGGGATCAGAAGGCCGCGATGAATCTCAACGAGTCGCTGGGGCGGCCGTGGGACGCTGACCTCGACGACGTTCTCGTGGGACAGGTGCTCGTCGTGAAGACACAGCGGGCCGTGAAGGACGGCGTGCCGGTGCTCGACCAGGACGGGAACCAGCGCGTCTACGTCAACGGGTTCATGCCGTCGACATCTACGGTAACCGTGCCGGTCGCCAAGGCTTTGCCAAACCGCACGCCGACGCAGAAGGCCGACGCGGCCAGCAACGCACCCAACGACGACATTCCCTTCTAGGAGCCGGAAACCCAATGGCACAAGTATTTCGCACGGTGGCAAGCAACTTCCCGGTGACTGAGTATTTCCGGCAGACCGGCCAGACCGTTCTCGTCGGGGAGGAAGTCTTCGTGAAGGCCGACTACGGCTTCGTCCTTGAAGTGATGGCCGGCGAGTGGTTCTTCACCCGCGAGGAAGCCGACGAGGCCGCGGCGAAGACGCTGGAAGAACGCCGCCGACGTATCGACCTACTGATCGAGGAACTTCGCCGGCCGATCCCGGCCGTAGCGGCTGCCGATTCATCGGCCGCGGGGATAGCGCAAGCGGTGGTCGCGACATAACTCCGCAGCCGGGGGCCGGGTGGCATCTCCACCAGCATGGCCGGTGACCTCGACCGTAAGCCGCACGTCACGCGGCAAACGCACAAAGGACTGTGAAGCATGAACTGGCTACGGAAAGCCATCTACGGGTGGCACGACGCTGAGATTGAGAGGTTGCAGGACGCGATCACGCGACTCGTTGATGAGCGTGATCGGATGCGAACCGTCTACGAGTCTGCCCGCGAACTAGTGCGGTCACTCCGCGACGTGAACCGCGAGCTAGACGAGCGGAACGTGGAACTCGAGCACGAGGTGGCTACATGAGCTGCAACGTGGGCGACGTGACGTTTATGGCATTGCGTGGCGACCGCCACCGGACGTGGGTGCGGTGTAGCGACTTGATCGCTGCCGGCACGGCCGCGGCCAACCGACGTTTCTCGCGGTACGAGGTGAGGATGGCGATTGCCCACCTTCCGAAACCGACTGTGAAGCATCACGGCCACTGGCACTACGGCCAGGAGCACTTGGACGCGGTGATCGCTGCCGCAAGGAGTGGGGCATGAGGTACGGAGACGCTGCAGAAGCGTGGGTCAAGTTTTATCCACCAATCACTGGATCGAAACTTCGCCGTGCATGGTGCAACCGTTGCGGAGAGCCCATAAGGATTTCTGTCGAGGAAGCCAAAAAGTCTGCATTGAGGATCGAGGATCGAGGGTCTCGTCCGCTATGCCGAGCCTGCGATCCAGTTCTGACGTTGGACAAGTATTTCTCACTGACTGAGCGGCAGCGTGTGTGCCTTGGGAGGACCAGGTCATGACTATCGAGGACGCAATCGAAGCCATCAACACGGCGGCCGACCGCCATGCCGCGATGGTGATCGCCAATGCGGTGGCTAGGGAATCCATGGAACTCGAAAGGCCATACGCCGACGAGCTGGCCGTGCGTGCGGCCTGGTTCAAGCGGTGGGGCAACACGAAACAGCAACTCGGCTACGCCGGCCCGCGACCGGGCACGAACTGGACGGGAGACTGACCATGACGCTGCAAACAACCGACCAAGCGATCGCGTCGATGCCGCTGTTCGCCGTGGCCTCGAGAG